TCAACAAGGCAGAGATAGAGTATGCTGACAACTACAGAGCCTATCGTTGGAAAGACGGGCTACACATAGGAGCATACAAGAAGGCTACAAACAACGGCTGCTGTGGTGAGGCACAGTGGTGGACTAAATCTAGGTCAGGCGACATATGGCGCATTGGCTGCAACTATGGACATTGAAGGAGAAACAAAGATGCATGACGTATTACCTATCAACCAGTACGGCATTGACCTACAGAAAGAGATTGACGATGCAGAGTGGCTTGGTGACTTTGAACGTGCCGACTCAGTTAAGATTGAGCTTGAGCACATCAAGCACATGATTGACAGTGGTGAACTATGGTATCCTACATTCTGATATGGTAGCAGGTTCACAAATTATACTACCCTTCCTCATAGCTTATGTAGGTGGGTTCATCTACTTCCTTGTGAAGGGTATCGAAGACGATGATGATAAGTAGATACATCAAGCGAGTGCTCACCGCCTTCAGCGTTCTATTCAATGTGCTGCTAGGCGGTAGCAATAATCAAACGTTCAGTGCTAGGAACTGGCAATGGAAAAGAGATGGTAAGCCTAACATCGTGTGGCTTATAGATACTGTAATAGGGAAAGGACACTGTTCAGAATGTTGGGTGTATTGGAAGACAAGAAAGCAATGGTGAACAAACCGACAGAAAATTCAAGGCTTAGTACTTTGATTGACTACTACCTTGACAGTAAGTCATACCGTAACCTGTCAGCTACATCACAGAAAGAGTATGAGCTTAACCTTAGAGTTATACGTAGTGACCTTGGTGGTGTTTTACTTAGTAACATGTCAACCACACAAGTAGAAGCAGCGTATGACAAGTGGATCAGGAAGGGTATACCTAGAGCTAACAAGCTTGCGACTATCCTATCTATTGTACTCAACAAGGGCATAGGCTTAGGCATACGTATCGTAAACCCTGTGCCGCACATGGATCGTGTACCTAACCCACCTCGCAAGATTACGTGGGAGCCTGAACAAGTTAAAGCTTTCCTGCTCACAGCTTACAAAGAGTGGACAGGATACTCTATTGGGTTGATCGTACACATGGCATACGAGTGGGGCCAACGTGTAGGTGACATGCGTTTACTTACATGGGATGCATTGGATCTAGAAAACAGTCGTATGGACTTGACGCAGAGCAAGCGAGGTGCAGACGTACACCTACCCATCAGTGATGGACTCAAGAGTATCTTAGAAGAACAACATAAAAGGTTTGGCTTTCAACAATACGTAGCACCTAAGACAACTGCAGTGAAGGGAGTGTATAGACCTTACGCTAAGCCTAGACTACACATGTACGTCAACAAAATAAAAGAACAGGCAGGTCTACCTAAAGAGTTGACAGCTATGGACATGCGCCGTACTGCTATTACTGAACTGGTAGAGGCAGGTGTTGACATCACGCAGATCAAACAGGTCAGTGGACACACCAACATTCAAAGCCTGACGCCTTACATCAAGCACACCTTCACTGGTGCATCAGAAGCATTAGCCCAGCGCAATGCATTCAAGGAGAAAGAGTAATGCAGCGTAGATCTATAAGTCTTTTAGAGAGAGATGCTATACGCCAAGGATGGAAAAGTAAATGTGCTTACTGTAGGAAAGAAGTAAAGGAAGATTATAATATAGACCATATAGTACCCCACTCTCATGGTGGCTCTTGCGATTTAAAAAATCTCTGCCTTTCCTGTGTAGACTGCAACCAAAAAAAAGACAACACACGATTGCCTATTTTTTATGAAGGGTTATTGTTGGCTATCGCAGATAGAAAGTATAGTAAAATAAAAATAATAATAAACAATACTATGAATGATAAACCTAAAGTAGAAAAGCCTTTTACTCCTAAGAAGTATGACGTAAAACACTACTATTGTACTGATAAAAAACAATGGAATGTTGTAATAAAAGGAGAGCAAAAAGACTGGTTATATAACCCTCATAGTCAGGTAAACATGAAAGGCATACAAGAACATGGTAGAAAATGGAGAGTACAAAGAAGGGTACGTGGCATATTACATAGATGGATCTGTGATACGCTATCTAGCGCCATAAAAAAAAGAGATGAGGTTTTTAAAATGAAATATGAAGACTTTACGAGTGGTACAACATGACTATCTGGCAGCAACACAGAGATTACGCAGAGGAAGTATCACGCAACGGTCCTTATCGTGGTGACTGTCCGTTCTGCAACAGCAAGAATACCTTTACTGCTGAGACTAAGATGGGTGTACTGAAGTACAACTGCTTCAAGTTATCCTGTGATGTAGGCGGTAGGTTTGACACAGACATGACAGCATCAGAGATGGAGAGTTACTTCGTGAAACCATTAGTAGAAACATACAGTGACACAAGAGAAGAGACATTCGTGTACCCTGAGAATGTAGTGGACAGTAGCCAAGTTACAGATGGACACTTGCGTAGGTTCATATCACGTTGGCCTATCCTAGAGCACGAGACTTTACTGTACGACATCAAAGATAAACGTGCAGTGTTCCCTATCTGGCGTGGCAATACTGTAGTCGATGCTATTGGACGTGCGTTAGATGGAGCTATCCCAAAGTGGTATAGATACGGAGGTACTGCTGACTACTACAGACGTTCTACCTCTAGTAAAAATGGTATATACGTTATAGTCGAAGATGTTATCAGTGCTATCACTGTGGCTAAGAGACTGCCAGGTTCATCAGGATTTGCTATACTTGGTACTAGCTTGACAGAGAAACACTTAGAGCATATAAGTGACAACGCAAAGAGAGTGATCGTTGCGCTTGACCCTGATGCTTTACATAAGACGTTGAACTACAAGAAGGAGATAGAGTTGTGGACAGGTCTCCCTACTTATGCAATGTACTTGCAGGATGATATAAAGTATGAGAGGCCAGAGGATATAGATGAACTAAAGAGGTTGGCTTATGAAGAACACGAGAAACCCTATGGCTAAAGACTTGAGACAACCTAAGTACAAACCTCAAGTTATACCAGATAAGAAGAAACCTAAACCAGTACGGAAAGAAAAGCATAAAGGAGATAAAGATGCAAGCAGAGAAGATTAACCCAAAGACAGGTAAAAAAACGTACTACAAAGATAACCCTGATGCAGTAAAGCTTCGTGACTCAAAGCGTATGTGGGTAAACGGTAAGGAGATCTCAAAGAAACATCCTTTGCATAAACCTGGACGGTATAAATCGTTTGGTGACGCTGCGTTCAGTGCCTTACAGAAAGACATACAGATTAAAGAAGGCTACGTGTACGCTATCCGCAATAAGGCTTGGCCTGAGTGGGTGAAGATAGGTAAAGCTATTGATGCACAAGATAGACTCAATGGCTACCAAACAAGTTCACCTATGCGTGACTATGAGTTGATCCATGCTGTATACTTTGATGATCGTAACCAAGCTGAGCGTGATGCACACACAGCAGCAGAGCGTAAAGGTGAGCGTCAAGGTGAATGGTTTAAGATTACTGAAGAGCAAGCACTAGATGTACTACGGGAGGTTACACTTGATTAAAGCAACGTACATAAACCACATGGGCTGCGACATGTCAGTCGTTAATGCAGCACGAGTAAGCTTTGGTAAGAAGATAGACCGTATGTACACCAAGCCAGAGGACGAGAAGCTTATCCGCTATCTGGCAGAGCACAAACACATGTCACCCTTCGGGCATTGCTTTGCTACCTTCCATGTTAAGGCTCCTGTATTTGTGGCACGACAGTTGGTGAAGCATAAGTTTCTACGCTGGAACGAGATCAGCCGTAGGTACGTGGATAGTGAGCCTGAGTTCTATGAACCTAAGACATGGAGAGGACGTGCCAAAGATAAGAAGCAGGGAAGTGCGGGAATGGTAGAGCTATCTGATAATGTTAAGGCAGGTCCAGAGTTTATTCATTACGAAGCTAAGTGTCTATATCAGGAGATGTTAGATGAAGGTGTCTGTCCTGAGCAAGCACGTATGGTCCTACCACAGTCTACCATGACTGAGTGGTACTGGTCAGGTAGCCTAGATGCCTTTGCTGATATGTGTAACCTGCGTTGTGCTTCTGATACACAGGCAGAGACAAGGGAAGTTGCTACACAGATCAGTGACAGAATGCGTAGGTTATTTCCTGTATCGTGGGCAGCATTAGTAAAAGTTGGCGGGCATCAAAAAGAAAGCTTGAATAGGTTTGATGAATATGGAAACTACGGTGAGAACAATCCACCTGTATCTGCTGAATGGTCTTGGGATAGCCAAGATAAAACGGAGAACCTTACATGACAGGTAAGTATACATTCGGTATCCCACTAAAAGACATACGTCCTATGACAAAGGAAGAAAGGCAAAGAGCTAAAGAGAAAGAAGCATACAACACAGTAGGGTTTAACTTTTGCGTAAGCTGTGGTTGCCCTACGCCTAACACATGGTGTGAATTTTGTTTGAATGAGGAGTGAGATGTGGAACTAGCATTAATAAGAACACTACTTGATAAGGACTTCTATGAAGACCACAAGGGTATCCGTACCCCTGACAAGTTGTTCACTAAAGAAGTGCGTAAGATAAAGAACACATTAGACTACGCTATGCAGCAGTACGATAAGAACATCACACCTGCTGAACTAGAAGCTCTGTTCTTTACACGCAACGTCCTGACTACATCCAACAAGGATATGTACAAGGACTTGTTCAGGAAGATAAACAAAGAGCAGCCCCTCTCTAAAGACATAGCACAAGAGGTACTATCAAAACTGTTTCAACAGTTAGTCGGAGAAGAGATAGCAAAGCTTGGCTTCCAGTATGTCAACGGAGCAGAGAAAACGTTAGAGCCTATGCGTAAGATCCTGTCTGACTATCAGGATGACTTCATGCCTAACTTGAAAGTGGATTGGTGTGACATATCTATTGATACTCTGCTAGAGAAAGAAGCTATCCAAGCTAAGTGGAAGTTCAACATACACTCCCTCGCAAGAAAGGTGGAGGGTATCAGTGGTGGTCACTTAGTTATTGTAGGGGCAAGGCCAAACACAGGCAAGACTAGCTTCCATGCTTCTCTCATTGCCTCTGACGGTGGGTTTGCAAGTCAGGGTGCTAAGTGTATCGTCTTGTGCAACGAGGAAGCTTATCACCGTGTGGGTGCTAGGTATCTCAGCGCTGCTGCCAACATGTCATTGAGTGAAGTCAGAGGTAACTACGCCTTAGCTAACACAAGGTACAAACCAGTTAGAGACAACATCAAAGTCTACGATAGTACAGGTAAGGATATGTCTTGGGTAGAAGCTATGGTAAAAGCGTACAAGCCCGACATCTTAGTGCTTGATATGGGTGATAAGTTTGCAAGCAAAGGTAACGCTGAGTCACACGTCTACCTGAAAGAGGCAGCTATCCATGCACGTAACATAGCTAAGCAATACGAGTGTGCTATCATATGGATGTCTCAACTATCTGCTGAAGCTGAGGGTAGAGTTATGGTAGATCAATCAATGATGGAAGGAAGTAAGACAGGTAAGGCAGCAGAGAGTGACTTGATGATCTTGATTTCAAAGAACCCTCAAGTACAAGGTCAAGATGAACAAGACCCCCAGCGCCACTTGAACATAGCTAAGAACAAGCTACGTGGTGGATGGCATGGAGTAATACACTGTGAGTTAGATGGAGAAAGGTCAAGGTATAAATCATAATGAGAAGAGTGTTTGATGTAGAGAA